TCGAGTCGCCGCAGACCAACGTGGATCTGGCCAACGCCAAGGATGAAACCCCGTTGATGCTGGCCGCGATCAAGGGCCAGCAGGACCTGGTCACGCAACTGCTGAAGCGCGACGCGGCAGTCAACAAGACGGGCTGGACGCCGCTGCATTACGCAGCCACCAGCGGCCAGTTGACCATCATGAAGGTGCTGCTCGACAACTACGCGTTCATAGACGCGCAATCGCCCAATGGCACCACGCCGCTGATGATGGCGGCGATGTACGGTTCGAGCGAAGCGGTGAAGCTGCTGCTGGCCGAGGGCGCCGATACGACGATGAAGAACCAGCTGGGCATGACAGCCGTCGACTTCGCGAACAAGGTGAACCGATCGGACACCGCGGCGATGATCACCGCGGCTGCGGCGGCACGGGCCAATGCGCCCAAGGCAATACCCAAGGACGGCAAATGGTGAGACAGGCAGGCGCCAAGTTGGCGGTCGGCTTGACGATGATGGGCCTTGCATCCGGCGCGATGGCACAGCACGCGATCTACAAGTGCGTTCAGGGTGGCAAGGTCGTTTACTCGAATGAGCCTTGTCCGGATGCAAAGAAGATCGAGATCAAACAGACGAAGGGTGTGAATTACGAAGGCAGAGGCTCTGGGGGGGCGCCGAAGCGCTAAGACAGCGGTTGGTGGTCGCTTGTTGAGTTGTCCATTCTGTACACAATGTGCATTACGGCCTAATTGGAGACGCAATAGGGGTTATGTCAACCCCGAATTTGTTTAAAAAACGTAATTGCTGAAAATATATCTGAATTAGAAAAGGCCCCAATTGGGGCCTTTGTCATTTCTGCCTGGTCGAGTTCGACCTGGTCGACGTGCTCGAGGAGGTTTCCGACGAACGGCGACCAGGAGCTCGTGGCCACGAGCGTTTCGCTGTCCGGCCAGAGAGAGGGCAGGGGCACGTTACCCACGCAGCACCAGAGAGCAGGTGCCTCCGCCACAAGGGCTACGGCGTTTCGCTTTGCAGTAGCGCGAGCTCGAAAGCAGGGACACGTTATTTCAACCAGGTCAAATCGATGCCGTCCTGGCCGAGCTCGTCCTGGTTGAATTCCGTCGAGCTCGTCCTGGTCGAAATAACCGGAGCTTCGAGCTCGTGGTTTTATGCCTGGTCGAGCTCGACCAGGTCGAATTACCGTGCAGGCAATTCAAACGACCAGGGCGACCCAGGCCGAACACGCGGCTGACCGCCCAGATCTGGCGCAACCGCGGCTGCAACGGTCGTAGCCGCACCGGGCGACTTGGGGCCACCGTCGATCAGGATCGGCGCGACAGGCGCAGGAAGGGCCGTTTCCGGGCCTTGGCGCGCCACTCGCGGCTGATCGAAGGTCCGACGCTCACCTTCGGCCGCAAACGCGTAGAACGCGCCGTTCTTGACCAAGCTCTCGCACATGGCCTGGTCAATGGGGTAGGGCGTGGCGTCCTGCGTGAAGCACTTGCAGCCCTTCGAGGCCATCGACACACACGCCGCAGCAACCGGAACGCGCTTCGGCTCGGTCAACTTGTCGTAGGCCGGCGCGGTGTGCATCAGCCCAGCGATGCGCGGCCGGTAGCTGGCCGCATATTCCGCCGGCGTCGATACGTGATCGCGCGCGGCACCAGGTGCGCCAGCCAGGTCACCAGCTGCAGCCGCAGATCCAGCCGCCGATGCCGGCACCTTGTGCGTGCGATCCCACATCAGCTTGCCGGCCATGTACATCATCCCCAGCGCCACGGGCACGCCGATCACGACCATCCAGAACTGCTTCGGAATCTTGCGCTTGCCGGTGTGCAACTCGGCGCTGTCGTACCAGTCGTACACGTCCTTCGGCTGCGCACGCATCGTGACCTGCGCAGATCTGCCCGAACCGTCCTTCTCGCACGTGTTGTTGACGGCCGACCACTGCAGCACGCTGGTCATGTTCGACGCACCAAACGCACGCTTCAAATGCTGATGCCAACCAGGCGAGCCCACGAGCTTGGTGACGAAGCTGTCGATATTGCTCGGATGCTGAGTGAGCAGGAAGAAGTCAAAGCCGCGTGCCCGATGCTCGGCCAGCTTGCTCACGTACGCCGGCACCGCAGACCCGTTCGGTCGCTTAGGCAGATCCAAGTGGCATTCGTCCATCAGAAAGATGGTGCCGTCCGGCTCTGCCTGCCAGTCCTTGAAATCGATGAGCTTCCAGCCAAACTCGGCTTGCTTCTCAGGCTTGATCTTGAAGCGCCCGTTGTAGCAAACCGGCCGCAGCTCCTTGAGCTGCATCTCCCGAACGTCCTTGAGTGTGAACAGGGTCTTGCAGGAGCCGTTCGCTCCGGTGCGCAGGTACAGCATTACTTCATCACCCAACGCTTGACGGAGTCACCCGTGAGGCCGCTCATAACAGCCCGCGCCACGATCGCGCTCGTGATGATGCTGATGCACACGCCGACCTTCATGTACGAGAGCAGCGCGATGTACTCACCGCCCATGCCCTGCAGCGCACCCAGCGCCTGCGACTTCAACCAGGACAAACTCGCGTTCGTGCCAGTGAACGTGACCAGGCCAATGCCCAAGCGCAGCAGCACCTGGCCGGCAATGCTCCCAGAGACCCACAAAAGACCGCGCAGCAACAGCGCGAGGATGAGCGGCATGATTACCCCCTTGTGACGATACGAGCCGCCAGCAAGAGCGAGACGGCCACCAGGATCTGACCCAGCACAGCGAGCGGGTCACACAACACGTTGAAGGGCAAGGCCACGCTGTAGCCACGCACCACCACCGTCTTGTTCAAGCTGCAACCCCCACCGCCGAGCGCATCGCTCTGATCGAAGTTGCCCGGCCCGATGTTCACCGTGCCGTTGTTCGGGTTGCCATCCATGGCATTGCCAGTTTTCTGCCCCTCGGCAGTGACCCACGCCGACGGCTCAGTGTCAGTGCGCAACACCTCGCAGTTGCGCTTGTACTGCTCCAACGCCATCGCGTTAAGAATCGGATCCTCGCCCTTGACGACGAAGCCAGCCACGCAATCACCCGTCAGGCCACCACCGCCCTCAACACCGGTGCCAGTTGTCGCACACACCTTGTTCCCGGGATCGGCATTGCACTTCGCACCAATCGTCTCTGCCTTCGTATCGGTCTTGACCGTGCCGACGATCGCGCCCGCAGCATCACGATTCGTCGTTTCCTTCGTCGTCGTGCACACCCCTGCATTGCACTTCGTTGTCTCCTTCGTCGTCGTGCTAGTGCCATCAGCATTCGTGGTGTTGGTGCCCTGAACACCTTCAATGCCCTTGTCAGGCTCGCGCTTAACGCACACTGTCTGACCGTTCACCGACCCGGCAAAACCATCAGGGCAAGGATTCGGACCAGCCTTCGGTGCAGCATCGGTAGCCACAGCATCCTCACAGGTCGCACCAGTGGCCACGCCTGTAGCAGACCAATCTTTCAACAGCGGATCGTTCTCCCTCGGAACCGCGATGGTGTTGTTCAACGTCATCGCACAACCGCGAGCAGCATCAGAACCAGAAAAGGGCGGATAGGGCTTATAGCAAGATGCCGCCGGCAAAGCAGACGATGCACCAATGGTCCCGCTCTGATTGAACGGATTCTTCAGTGCAGCATGCGACTGACAGAACTGCTCCAAATCGGACAAAGGCGCAACACACGACGTGTGCGTTGAATCCTCGACGTAGGGCGAGGTGCAAACGCACGAACTGCCACTAACCGTGCTGTTCGCAGGACACGCCGACGCTCCAGTAGAAGTGACCGCCTGATAAGCAACCGGCCCACTAGGGCCCTGCCACATGCACGGATTGCTGGACCCAGCACCAACCGGCGTGACAACCGACAGAAACGCCCCACTACCACCGACGTTGTTGTGGAAATAAGTGGTCGCCTGCGCCTGCAACGCCGTACACGCCAACTGGGCCGTTGAATACAACACCGTGCTCCCTTGCACATTGTTGTAGTACTGCGCGATCTTCGGCACCACGGCATGTGCCAAGCTCCCAATCGCCAGCAACGCTAACGCTGCGATTAGGCGGAAAAGATGAGCCATAGCGCCCCGAGGATTGCGATGATGACGAAGAGGCCCATGCTGTTGCCCTGTGCGAAGCAGCCAACGCGGCCGCTTTGAACAAGGCACCCGGTGCGTCCACCAGGTGCGCTCAGCGTGGGTATCAGCTCAGGGCCGAACGCACCCACTTGAAGGCCTTCACGGCGCCGTAGATCAGCAGCACGGCCACGCCGATCAGGCCCACCGGTGCAGCCTGCGCGCCGATGTCGGTCACGACTGCGGCCACGTCCACGGCAGCCGCGTTGGCACCACCAACGATGGTCAGCGCGCCGGCGGCAACCAGGCCGCGAATGATGTTTGCGTTCATTTGAAAATTTCCTTTACTCAGGTTGGTTTCCATCGGAAGTACTGAGCGTCTTCAGGACCATGCGAACGGCCCATCCAACGACCCAGACCGCGCTGATGGCGAGCGCGATTTGTGCGCCTTCCTCCAGCGTGAGCTGGAGAGGAGGCAAAGAGAGTTCGTGCACCACGGTGACGGTGCACGCAGACGCGCAGTCGATGACGGTCGGGTCAGCCATAGAACGACTTCACCAGGCCGACAACAGCGACTGCTGCAATAGCGCCGAGCTTCCAGACGAAGCTACGACCGAAGGTGCGAATCAGCCAACGCATCAGCGCTTGCGCAGCAACTGCGCCCTCAACAGCTTCACGATCACGTCGCTCTGCGTGAGCGTGGGATCAACGTCCATGTGCTGGCGCACCAGGTATGCATCGAGCCCAGCCTTCACGTCGTCGGGCAGCATCACGTTCACCTGCTTGCCCTTGCGAGCACGGTACGCCGCCTGACGCTGTGCTGCCGTCATACGAACGTCACTAGTGACGACTGGCGCAATCACTTGCTACTCCAGTAGATCGCCGGCACGGTTCGGTGATCCCGACGACGTGCCCGCTCGACACGTTCACGACGTGCTGCACGCTCCGAATCAATCCAGATGAGCGCGCCTACTGCCATCGCCAGCAAGAAGCCGGCGAAGGCGAATGCGAGAGCGAGGGCAGGGGAGAACATCAAGCAGCCTGCCGAACCGGCGCAACAGCCGGAGCTGCACGACCAATCGGACGCACATCCAACACCTTGGTCTCACGCTTGCCAAAGCGCATCACGTCTTCGACAGTAAGCTCGGCCTCGACGGGAAAATCGAGATGCTCGATACGCTTCACCAGCTCCACGTCGACGCGGTATTCCGTACCCATCGCGCCTTTCGTCAGACCCTGCTCGCTATGCGAGTTCTCGAGCTTGACCGTCGCAAAAACCTTGCCGATGGCAAAGGGCTTCTTTGACTCTTTGCCGGTGCCTTCGAGGCGCTCGACTCCGACCACTGTGACTTTCATGCTGCTTTCCTTTCGCCGAAGTCGTACCAGGAAGGAACGCGCGCAGGCCGGACTTCGATCGTCCGCACGCGTGGTTTGAAATCAATGACATTTCGGCGAACGGCTATGTCGATACCCCAGGGCAACAGCCCTTTACGATGACGCTTGAATGTCGAGAGCGACATGCGCCGCTCCAGGTCATCACCAGCCAGCCAATCGCGGGCTGTACGCCGCAGGGCGTTTGGAAGCTCCTGCATGTCGTCATACGTGTGCTCTGCACGAGTGAGGACGCCCTTGCGCTCCTCGAAAAGAAGTTCGAGCTGGTCCATATCAAGACCTCCGAGGTAGTTCATCCCGGCGTTGTGTAGCCAGGTCGCTTTAACGGTTAGCTCGAAGCGCACGAGCCCGACCACTTCACAGTGATCGATGAGTTCCAGAGATGCACCGTGCTTTCGCAACTCAGGTGCTTTAAGGTAGGCCTTCGCGTACAAAGCACGCGAGCCACGGCCCCAGTCAACGGTTTCACCGTCGCCATGAGTTCCCACCTTGATGCGAGCGGAGCCTTGCTGCGTCGCAAGCCACTCCAGGTACGCACGGGCGTTCGACAAAGAGCCAGTCTCGAAATTGGCCGTCAGATCGAGGCGCGTGATGTGCGCACCCGTCCAAGCCGATTTGAGGACCAGCCCTGTCTGCGTCTTGACGTGGCGATAGAACTTTTCGCCCTTGGTGAAAGGCGGCAAGCCGAGGCCCGCAAGGATCGAATTCACGATCTGCAGGCACCTGCCCAGGTCGAAGCCGAACACGTTGTCAGGCCGACCGAAGCGCGACACGTTGCCATCGAACTTCACGGTGTTGCCATCACAACGCACCTGGACGGAAGTCTCGAAGCTGCCTTCGATGGTCGATGCCTTGACACACTTCCACTTGACCTCGCCGTTCGCATCCGTGGACCAGACCACGCCAGCCGAAACGAGGGGAAGGGGGCCTTCGTGCTCCTGGTAGAGAGACAACCAGTCGATGAAGAATGAGCGTTCAGGCTCATTTTTGAGCCGTTTTTGACGTGTTACTAGCACGTCAAGTCCTCAGAGCCCGACGCGCCGAGCGTCCTCGTACCTCGGCCGCTTTGCGCGTCGTGCTCACAGACACAACGTCCATCGACCCCGCCACACTGGCGCGCACGCTTCGCCGGAAAAGACTGGAGGCCTTTTAATGGAAACAGAAGTTCTAATTTCCACATCTCGCCAGCGTCCTGGTGATCCCACGCGGCGACGATCCGACCGCAATAAACGACGGGACCGGACTTGACCTGGAGGAATTGGCCGGAAAGCACCTGACCTTGATCTGCTGCCTCGCGACAACGGCGGGCGTGCACGGAATGCGTGTAGGGCACCGGAGGCGTTGCGCCCACCTTGCCGACTTCCCCTCTGCGTCCCTCTGCCGCCATAATCACCTACTCCGGTTACATAACCACTTTTAGTTAGGTGGTGAACATAACTGAAACTGGTTGCAACCACAAGAGGTTACGCATGAATCATCTCGATGAACTGAATCTCCTCATCGACAAAGCGTCCGCAATCGCGGGAAGCGACGGGAAATTAGCCCGATCTATTGGCGTTCCGCCACAGCACGTAAGCAACTGGCGGCATGGCCACAAAACAGCTACGCCCGCAGACCAGGCACTGATGGCTCACGTTGCAGGCCTTGACCCTGTACAGGTGCTCGCACGAGCCACCGTGGCCCAGTACGAAGGCAAGCCGAAGGGAGACGCGCTGATGAAGGCGCTGGGAAAAGCTTCGCTAGTGACTGGCGCGGTGCTCGGTTCCGTTGGAGCAGCGGCACACGGGATTGGATCGACGATCCTGTCGCTTGACCTGGTGCACAGCGTCCTGCAATGGACACAATGTGCATTATGTTAAATTACATGGCAGTCACTGACGGAAGTGTCGTATCCAGACGGGTGAGGTAAATCTTTTGACATTCGTGAAGTAAAGCTTTTGACATGCCTGCGGCGACGGAATAATGCTGACGTTTTGACGAAAAACTAAGGACAGTCGGACAACAAACATTGGACTGCCGCAGCTTCGCGACAACAAAAGCAGAACAGACGCAGCCCGCACATGTCGTTCTGCGCCGGATAAAATCAGGTGGAGCGCTTGCCTCTCGACTTCGGCGCCAATGCGGTGGCAAGCAGGGCTCGCGTGGACTGATGAGATTCTTCTTCGCTGACCAAGCGCTTCTGAAGCTCCTCACGGTGTTCATTCAACGCACCAGCAAGACCGGCACCGTGCACGCAGCCAGTACTTTGGTGGCAACCGACCCCAGTACCAGGTTGGTCAAGGTGCCATGGCCCCGCGAACCCATCATCACGAGGTCGAACTGCCCCCTTCTGCGCGAACGAAGCTATCTCTTCGGCGGGATGACCGATGCGGTGCTCGAAGCGGGCTTCAATGCCGTTCCTGGCCAGTAAAGCGCGCACGGGCTCGAGCACCACCCGC